TTTTTTTTTTTTTTTTTTTTTTTTTTTTTTTTTTTTTTTTTTTTTTTTTTTTTTTTTTTTTTTTTTTTTTTTTTTTTCCACCCGAGCATTAAAGGCATCGGTAGGATAGCTGGAAATAGGAAATGTAGGTAAGGGAAGGTGAGGGAAGATCATTAGTGAAGTGAAGGAAAGAAGGCACAAACAGCTGTAGGGACTGGGGTTGAGAGGGACTAAGCAGCAAGCAAAGTGAGTGAAGCAAATCATCAATGGATTGGCAGGTTGAAATGAGAACGGAATGGGACTGGCAGGAATTGCTCAAAGAACGCCGGTTTCATGTGTTTCTTTGCGGCGCGGGCAACGTCCATAGCTCTTGAATCGTCGAGGTCAGCTAGTCCCAAAAGGCCCAAGTAGTTCTGCCACTTGTCCTGGGCGGAAGGGTCGCGGGACTCCAGAATGAGAGCGCGATAATGTATTCCCTCGGCAGAATACACCGGTTCGGCACCGCCAAGCTCAAAACCGGAAAAATCGCCGGTGGGGCCATTATTGTTCTTGAACACCCAGGGAGAGTCAGGGAAAAATTTGGAGTCGCAGTAACGGTCAATCGCTTCGTCATCACCATTAATGGCCACTGTGTCCGCTGGCGTGACATCGTTGATCAACGAAGCTACTATGGCGCGACGGATGCTATTGAGGGCCCAAGTGTAACGGTCTCCGGAGTTCTGCATGGTAGCCAGCGGGCCATGCTGAGTGCGGCCATGGATGCGACGCTGAATGTAGCTGAGAATGTAATCTTTCGGGAAATTGCAACGATGCATAACGTGCACGTCGAAATTGAGCACACCAGCATTGCAGCCAACGTCCCACCGGGTGACATCCGAGGTATGCACCCCGTTGCCGACCCTCCACTGTGCGCGGTAGGCCTCAATGAACTGTTTGGGGTTCATGCGACGGTAGAACAAGAAATTCTTTGGGAACGCGTCGAACAGCTCATTCTCTAAAAACAGGGTGTACGGGGCATCGCTCAAAGTCTGAGAAATGTCGTACTCATGAATTAATTGGCCGGGGATAGCATGTATGACGTGTCTCTTCTCATCCTTCTTGATCACCTGGTTCTTAAGGCTGATCTTAATGTCGGAGCCAGTACGAATTGGGTCGTGGGCGGCAAGCTTAGCACGCACTGCTTCAGCTGATCTATGACTCTCATACTCATCAATCGTGGTGTCACAGTAATGAGCATGTTTCTCCACAGACCACTTAGGAGGCACAGGCACGAGGCGGTCAAACTCATCGCACATGTCAATGCGGGGAGTTTTCTTCATTTGTCGACAGTTGGCCTTAGCAGATTGGGTCTTCAGTCGCTTCTCGACAGAGTTGAAGTAGGTGGCTGTGTCTCTACGCACATGAACGTGTGGATTGATAAAAGCAGTTTCCTTAAACTGGTCAGTAGCCCCACCGCGCCCTGGGAGCTCACGGAACTCCTTGGCATGCCAATGGGTCTCCGGGATGAAGTTGTCAATTGGGGGTGCCACAGGCCGAACCGCCTCGATTGGGGCCACCTCGCTGCAGGCGCCCTCATTGACCACATGTCTGCTCGATGCAGGAAACACGTTCTGAAACTCCTCTCGCGGGATTGATGCACCAAAGGTAGCAAACCATGGAAGCGCCGGCATGGAAGTGTGAAGATGCCTATAAAAGGCAGCCTTAACGATGACGTCCGGGTAGAGCAGTTTGTTGGAGCCCTGGTAACGCACAGCATAAATCAATGCGTTCATGAGGTCGCTTGCAGTAGGCGGTGCTTTGATATTGGAATCCTCGCTCATCGCGTTCATGTGGATGTAACAGCCGGCTCGGCTTCTAGTGAGTGCAACGTACGCGCTAGGGTCCAAAATTGCGTCTTCCAGAGCGGTCATGTCAATCTCAGC